GGTAACATAAACGATTTGATCGCAAGACTAACAGGAATAGCAAATCCTAAGAAAGCAGCTCAAGGTGGTGTAATAGGGTATGCAAACGGTGGTGGTGTCGATCAAGCATTGGATAGATTTTTAGCGACAGCGTAATGAATGAAACTTTAAAGCCAGAAGATTTTGCAGAGTACCTTAGTGACGATGAGTTATCGAAGTTAGCTCCTTTGCTTAATAGGCTAACAACGCTTGACGATCAAAAGACACACCAAGAAAACTATTTAAAGTTTGTAAAAAAGATATGGCCTTCTTTCATTGAAGGCAAGCATCACAAGATTTACGCAGATAAACTACAGCAAGTGGCAGATGGTAAGATTAAGAGATTAATTGTTAACATGCCACCAAGACATACGAAGTCAGAGTTTGCGAGTTACTTGTTTCCTGCGTGGCTTATGGGCAAACGACCTGATTTAAAGATAATACAAGCGACACACACAGCAGAACTTGCTGTTGGATTTGGTCGTAAGGTAAAGAACTTAATTGATAGCGATGACTTTAGGGATATATTCCCCGATATAAAGTTAGCGACTGATGCGAAGGCATCTGGCAGATGGTCAACGAATGGTGGCGGAGAATATTACGCTGTTGGAGTTGGCGGTGCGTTGGCTGGTCGTGGAGCTGATTTGTGTATTATTGACGATCCTGTTTCTGAGCAAGACGCATTAAGTCCGACCGCTTTGGACAGTATTTATGAATGGTATACATCAGGACCTAGACAGAGACTACAGCCAGGTGGATCTATTATTATTGTTATGACGAGATGGGGTATTAAGGACTTGACTGCACGAGTTATTGCAAAGCAGTCAGAAGGAGGAGCAGATAAATGGGAAGTCGTGGAGTTTCCTGCAATATTTCCAGATACAAACAATGTACTTTGGCCAGAATATTGGAGTCGAGAGGAATTAGACGGAGTAAAAGCGTCAATTCCCGTGTCGAAGTGGAATGCACAGTATATGCAGAACCCAACGGCAGAAGAAGGAGCTATAATAAAAAGGGAGTGGTGGAATGTTTGGGATCATGCTAAACCACCTCCCTGTTCATATATCATTCAATCATACGATACCGCTTTCAGTAAAAATGATCGTGCTGATTATAGTGCTATTACAACTTGGGGGATTTTTACTCCCGTAGAAGGTGAGGCTGATGCGATTATTTTGCTTGATGCTGAAAAGGGCAGGTGGGATTTTCCAGAATTGAAGCAAATGGCTTATGATTTGAACGATGCTTATGAACCTGACATGATTTTAATAGAGCAAAAAGCTAGTGGTACGCCTTTAACACAAGAGCTTAGACGTATGGGTATTCCAGTTACACCCTTTACACCGAGTAAAGGTGCTGATAAGTTTGCAAGGATGAACGCTTGCGCTCCAGTATTTGAAAGTGGTATGGTTTGGAGACCAGACGCTAATTTTGCAGAGGAAGTTGTTGAGGAATGTGCGAGTTTTCCACATGGAGATCATGATGACTTGGCAGATTCGATGACACAGGCTATACTAAGATTCAGACAAGGTGGTTTTATATCCACACCTGACGATGAGCATTTTGAACCAGGATATAGAAAAAGAATGGAGTATTACTAATGGGCGATTTAGAAAAAAATTTAAAAAAAGGTCTTAAAGATCTCATGAGTAAAGATAATAAAGGCATAAAGAATAAATTAAAAAGAAAACCTATTAATGTAAAAAATAAAAAAGGTATGGAAAAAGCCATAAGAGAAATATCTGGAATGGAAATGGGTGGTAAAGTTAAAAAAATGCAATTTGGTGGTGATCCTACAGGCAACACAATGTCTGAAGCAGATATGAAAAGAATGCAAAAATTAATGGCTAGAAAACAAACACAAGAAGGTGGTAATACTATTTCTGAGGCTGATTTAAAAAGATTAAAAGAAGCGTTAAAAGGAGCTGCAACCGCAGGAATGATGGGTAGTGGTATTGGTAAAGGTATGCCACAAGGGAAAAAAATGGGTGGCAAAGTCCAAAAGATGAATATGGGTGGTCAAGTTATGGACACAACCAAATCTATGCCAGTTGGTATGATGGACGGTGGCAAAGTTAAGAAAATGAATATGGGCGGTGTTATACCAGGCAGAGGCGGTATGTTTAAAGGAATGAAATAATGGGAAGTTTTGATTTCAAAGATGCTAAAACCGCTAAAGAAGCAAAGGATCTTAAAAGAATAAAGCTGGCAACACAGTTAATGGCTGGTACTGCTAAATTCGCAGGAGGCAAAGGAATGAAAGCTGCTGTTCTTAAATCTCTTGGTATGAAAAAAGGCGGAGCTGTCAAAAAAATAAAATCTATTATGCTTAAAGGTCGTGGTGGTAAATTTAAAGGGATTATGTAATGGCTGGTAAAAAAAAGAGAGACGCTTTAGCTGGTGTCAATATGGCTATGTCTTTGGATTCTCAAGCTAACAAAGACTTAGCTAAGTTAAAACGCATGGCAAAGAAGCCTGGTAAAGTTAAGACTAAGCCAATTAATATGCAACTAGCTAGTAACTCAATTCAAAAACCTGGTGCATTTAACATAAAAAGAAACACTATTATGAAAGCTAGATTCGGTGGTAAAGTTGTTCAAAAGATGCAAGGCGGTGGTAGTCCTTTAAGTCCAGAACAAATGGAAGCAGCCATTAGAGAAATAGAAGAACAAGGCACTGTGTTTGGTAAAGGCAAAGAGTTATCGAAAGACCAGACTAAAAAAATATCTGATAAGTTTGAATCAGACTTTAATCGCCTATTTGGTAAAAAATATGGTGGAGCAATAAGAAAAATGAGAAAAGGTGGAGTTGTTAACACAACAAGATCCATCCAACTTAGCCCAATAACAGGCGAACCAATATAGGAGATTATTATGGCAGGAAAAAAATTAGATGAATCTTATAAAGTTTATTCAGGCTTTAAAGGTACTCAACCAGGTCTTACTAATAGACAAATGAAAAGTATTATGAAATCACTGAACAAAATAAAAATTAAAAAAATTGGAATGGAAGACGGTGGCGATGTTGTTCCAGTGCCAAAGGAAAGACCAAAGAATTTTAAAGATATAGTGTCGATTAATGTCGATAAGAAATCTGGGAATCTAACTCAAAAACAAAAAATACAAGCAGCCATTAAAGCAGGAACATTGCAAGTTGGTGATGTGAATGAAATGACTGAATACGATATAGAACAGCTTTTAAAAGCTAAAGGAAAAAGATTTGGTGGCAAAGTTAAGAAAATGAAACTAGGTGGTGAAGCAAAACCTTTAGTTGGTGGTCAATTTAAGCTAGATAAAAACAAAGACGGTAAAATATCTGGTGAAGACTTTGCTAAGATGGAAATGGGTGGCAAAGTTAAAGAATACGGTGGTGGCGGTAAAGTCAAAGGTGGCAAGATGACTTGTCGTGGTATGGGTAAAGCCATTAAAGGTGGTGGTTTTTCTATTAGTTAGGATTTAAAATGGCGATTGAGAATATAAATGGAATAGCAGACGCTATAGCTCCAGAGTTACAAGCTAATTTAGTTGAATTGCCTCCAGAGGCTATGGTCGAAGGAGTTACTGAGTTAAATGATGGCTCTGCTATTGTTGGAGATATGGAAATGGAGTCAGAAACTCCTATAGCCATTCCTTTTGATGCAAACTTAGCCGATCATATAGACGAAGATGTTTTATCTGAAATATCAAGTCAATTAACTGGAGATATAGAAGACGATACTAATTCAAGAAGCGACTGGGAAGAACAATACAAAAGCGGATTAGAACTTCTTGGTATGACATACGAAGATAGATCAGAACCATTTGAAGGTGCTTCTGGTATTGTGCATCCATTGTTAGCTGAATCAGTAACGCAGTTCCAAGCACAGGCTTATCGTGAAATGTTACCAGCAGGAGGACCTGTTAAAACCACAATCATTGGAGCAGAAACTCCAGAAGTAATGGCTCAAGCAGAGCGTGTTAAAAACTACATGAATTATCAAATAACTTACGAAATGGAAGAATACGATCCTGAATTAGATCAAATGTTGTTTTATCTCCCAATCGTAGGTTCAGCGTTTAAAAAAGTTTACTTCGATCCAAATATGCAAAGAGCTGTAAGTAAGTTTGTTCATTCAGAAGACTTAATTGTTCCTTACAATGCAACTGACTTAGCCACAGCTACAAGAATAACTCATTGTATCCGTATGGATAAAAATGAAATTAGAAAATTACAATTATCAGGATTTTACAAAGATATAGATCTTCCTGAATCTGGTTCTGATTCAGACACTATGAGTGATGTAAAGGATACAATTAACGATATAGAAGGTATTACTAACGGCTCTTCAGAAAATGAAGAGATGATGATTTATGAGGTTCATACCAATTTAGACATTGAAGGCTTTGAAGACGTTGGAGCTGATGGAGAACCTACTGGATTAAAAATGCCATATATTGTTACAATTATGGAGGACAGTGGGGATGTCTTATCAATCAAACGGAATTTCAATGAGAGCGATCCGCTCCGTAGGAAAGTGCCTTATTTTGTGCATTATAAGTTCCTACCTGGTCTTGGGTTTTATGGTTTTGGTCTCACTCATACTATAGGAGGTCTTTCTAGGGCTTCCACTTCAATTCTAAGGCAATTAATAGATGCTGGAACACTATCTAACCT